TGAGGATAGCCCAAAAATCGGCCTTGAAGGATCGCAGGTTGGCACCGCTCAAGTCGGCACCGCGCAGGTTGGCACCGCGCAGGTTGGCACCGCGCAGGTTGGCATAGCTCAGGTTGGCACCGCTCAGGTCGGCACCGCGCAGGTCGGCATCGCGCAGGTTGGCACCGCGCAGGTCGGCACCGCTCAGGTCGGCATAGCTCAGGTCGGCACCGCTCAGGTCGGCACCGCTCAGTCTATCAACATCAACCTCTTTTAATATCTCGCCGTTTTTATTCAGAATTTTAATCACGTTTATCTCCTTGGTTGCTCAAAACACCGGGCGAACCCGGCGCGTTGATTAGTTGTTACTGTCCGATATTAATGCAATCAGCCATCACGGTCTTTGTCACATTAGCTAGAGGATTAAATACTTTCTCTGCCCCAGGAACTCCTGTGACAACGCCACCAGAGGAAGTGAACGAGTCATAGAATAGACCTTGCGGGGATGATGTTGCACGTAATACAGGCGCAACTAGCAAGTCTTTTATCCCATCCCGGCAAGCCCCTTCGGTGTAGAACCGACCTTGACCAACTGAGTCGATTGCCGATGTAGTGGCAACAGTTCCAATAGGGGGGCCTGATAGAGTAACTTGACCAAGTATTACCCAAACACCCGTTGCACTTGCACTACCCATAAAAGCCAACGATAAAACTACTGCTATTAATACTTTTTTCAATTTGATTCTCCTGGTTATTTAAATTTGCCGTCTCTCCGGCTGCCACGTCTAGTTCACTGGCTATTGTCTTTCGACGTTCTACTTGTGGGACACACTGCCCATGACGCATTTACGAAAACCAGCTTTCGCGTAGACCAAGCTTTCCTACGAGTTTCAGGGGTCGCTACATCTTCCCTCTGGTGAAATCATTTAAATCCTTGTTCTTTTCAACTCATCTGCGCTTACGACTTATGAATTGTTGATGTGGTAATACTATTAGATAACGAAAGTCATGTCAAGAGAAATTCATAGATATTTTATATTGACATATTTGGAATACTAAAGTAGCATTGATTCATGGAAATTAAAAACATTATCACCGCAATTCACACGGTATATAAAAGTGATCAAAAAATAGCTGACTTGATTAGTACTGAATCAGACAGAATTAATCAGTGCGTGATCTACGGATGGCGCGTCGGTACTTATAAAAACTGCTTAAAAAACAGCAGATACATTAGAGCGCTTGAGTTATATAAAAAGCTTAAGCGATACAAGAAGATTAAAAATGATTAAAGGTTTTCATAGAGGCTATCTCCTCACAACAGCGGCTGGCAGCGTGCAATGCATCGCACGTAGACTGATGTCAGCACTAATTCAAAGTTTACTAGCGGCTCCCTCCGCACGTTCAGCCGGATACGTTAATTCCTTTTCGTATCCGGCTATTTTTTGGGTCAAGATAAGTGAATAAATTTAATTACAAATGGACTTTAAAGGATGCTGTTTTTACTAAAGACAAAGGAAAAGTATTTTCTTGTTTTGCCTGTGGCGGTGGTTCAACTATGGGGTATAAATTAGCTGGTTTTGATGTTCTTGGGTGCAACGAAATTGACCCTAAAATGATTGAAGCATACAAGGTAAATCACAAACCAAAATATGCATATTTAGAGCCGATACAGACTTTTAAACTTCGGGATGATTTGCCTGAAGAATTGTACAATCTTGATATTTTGGACGGTTCTCCGCCGTGCAGCAGTTTTTCGATGGCTGGGAATCGTGAAAAAGATTGGGGGAAAGAAAAGGTTTTTAGGGAAGGCCAGGCCGAACAGGTTTTAGATACATTGTTTTTCGATTTCATTGATTTAGCTAAAAAATTACAGCCGAAAATTGTTATTGCTGAGAATGTGAAAGGTTTATTGCTTGGTGAAGCAAAAGCCTATGTATTGCATATTTACAGAGAATTTGAGCAAGCTGGCTATTATGTGCAGCATTTTCTATTAGATGCTTCAAAAATGGGCGTTCCACAACGTAGGGAGAGGGTGTTTTTTATTGCATTACGTAAAGATTTGGCCGGTCAGTTTTTAGAAAGTTTAGATTTGTTTACTGTTGCGCCAAAACTAAATATTAATTTTAATGAGCCACCAATAAATTGGGGTGATATTTTAGATGAATCAGATAAAACGGAAACTTTAAGTAAATTAGATGGCGAGTTGTGGGAAAAAAGGGTACATGGTGATAGTGATTTATGTGATATTAGTTTAAGAGAGAGAAATATATTATCAAGATTTAACGCGAAATTTTTATATAAACATAAACCGGCTAATACTATAACAGGTGGTGAACAATGTGTTTTGTTTGATTTAAAGAGAAACAGGAATAATACAGAACTTTCCCAGTGCGGAACATTTCCTGAAGATTATAATTTTTTGACATTACAACAAGAATATCTTATAGGTATGAGCGTTCCGCCTGTAATGACAGCACAAATAGCAACAAGAATTTATGAGCAATGGCTTTCAAAATTATAGTATAATTAAATTTCAGTATGGCTGTGACGGCCAAAGACGGAGAAGCAATGAATCTTTCAGAAATCGCACAATTAAAGACCCATTCAGAGCGTCTGCTCAATCCGTCCGGGAACGTCACCTTTTTTTGTGCGATTTCTAAAGGAGTTTTTTAATGAGAAAGGCACTCAGATTAGCGCGCGATATCGGAAGAAGAAAGACTGTGTACGGTAGGCGCAAAGCGATTTTGAGATGGTGCGCTGAGGTCAAGAGGATGCTTTCTTGAGCATAAAGGTGATGACTCTAGTTTGGGAAAATTTTAATCGAGGCGGTAGCGAAAAGCTTGCGATGCTTGCGCTTGCTGATTGGTGCAACGACCAAGGCGGAAGCTTGCACCCATCAATTTCAGGTGTGGCAAAGAAAATAAATGTCAGCGAATCTCAGGCCAGAAGAATAATTCACAAGTTTATTGATGAGGGTTATTTGTCGGTGGTGGCTAATCATGAAGGCGGAAATCCTGGGCAAACTCGTCATTACAGAATTAATATAGAAATGCTGTCTACCCCTTGCATGGATGCTACCCCTTGCATGGATGCTACCCCTTGCATGGATGCGCGAGACCCCTTGCATGGATGCGCGAGACCCCTAGCACCCATGACACCCGAACCACCATTAACCATCAATAAACCACCAAGTGAAAAAACAAAAAAACTTTTAACTTTGGAATTATTTTTAAAAGAATGTAAAGAAAATAACGAAAGCGCTATACCTGAAAACGACCCTATTTTTAAATACGCTTTAAAAGTCGGCATACCTTCTGACTATCTTCATCTTGGATGGATTCAATTCAAGTTTTTACAGAAACCAGGGAAGAAACAATCTGATTGGCGCGCAACATTTAGGAATTATGTGAAATTAAATTACTTGAAAGTTTGGTTTATTGACAACGAAGGTAAGGTCTGCTTAACCACGCTAGGCAAGCAGCTTGAGAGGGAAGTGGCATGAAACCAGACAACCAACTAATCGAAAGCGAACAAACGGTACTTGGATCTTTGTTGATCGACAACGACTGTTTCGACCGTATCGAAGGATTGATAGCAGAAGCGTTTTATCGTGAAGACCATCGCGTTATCTTCACGGCATTGCTGTCATTTATTGAACAAAACAAGCCTGTTGACATCATTCTGCTTGCAGAACAACTGCAACGACAAGGTGACCTGGATCGCGTTGGAAACTTGAAATACATCGGGGCATTGGTGCAGAGCGTTGGATCGACGAGAAACGTCAAGGCGCACGCATCGAAGATTATCAACCAATGGAAACTTAGACGGTTAAAAGCCTTGTTGGCTGATCTTGATTGCGATGTTGAAAGCCGCAATCCGGTTGAAGAAATACTCGAGAAAGCTGAATCGGGAATGTTTGATCTACTGGAAGGCAACGAAGAATCAGAGTCAGTAACACTCAAGCAAGCGGTAATTGAAGCGGTTGATTGGGAAGATTCTGACCACAAAGGCGTGCAAACCGGCTTGCGTGATCTGGATCGGTTAACCGGTGGGTTCTGCAAAGCCAATATGATAGTGATAGCTGGACGGCCAAGCATGGGCAAGTCGGCCTTAGCTTGCCAGATCGGAGAACATGTAGCGCACACAGGGCACGTAATATTTTTCTCTTTGGAAATGTCTCGGCGTGAAATCGGTTCACGGTTTCTTCGGTTTCATGAAGATCGTGCCGGGAAGTCTCAGGCCATATCGCACTCAGGAGATTTGAACTTCCAGATTAACGATAAACCAGCAATCACTATCCAGCACATACGATCTGAATGCCGCAAGGCAAAGCGCAAGTATGGTTTGGAAATGATCGTGATTGATTATTTACAGCTCATGCAAGGATCTGGGGATAACCGCACGCAAGAAATAGGCGCTATCTCACGCGGTTTAAAGGGCATTGCTAAAGAGTTTGATATCCCTGTGATAGCGTTATCCCAATTAAGCAGGAAAGTTGATGATAGGGCTGATAAACGGCCATTAATGAGCGATTTGCGGGACTCTGGAGAGATTGAGCAAGATGCTGACGTGATCCTGCTAATTTACCGGGAGGAGGCTTACGACAAAGAGACGGAAAACAAGGGTCTTGCAGAGATTATTGTACGCAAAAACCGCAACGGTGCAACGGGTGAAGTTTACGCAACATTCACCGGGGCAACAACGCGATTCAGTGATTTTAACGGGCAGAGAATACTGCGGTCGGTTAAGCAGTCGAGAGTGTACGAATGAAAACCATAAAAATAGGCACAGCAACACTGATACACGGTGATTGCGAGGAATTTATGAAGGATTTGCCGGATAAGTGCTTTAGCCTTTCTTGCGTCGATCCTCCTTACGGTATCGGAGCAGGTGGAGAAGGTTTTAAAAATGGTAGCAGCAAATCTGAAAAAAGCTATTTTAAAAAAATATGTTGGGATAGTTCTAGACCGGAAAAATCATATTTTAATGAGTTAATACGTGTAAGTGATAATCAAGTAATTTGGGGTGGTAATTACTTCTCAGATTTGTTGCCACCTTTTCGATGTTTTATATCATGGGATAAAACAATTCACGGCAACAGCTACGCAGATTGTGAATTAGCTTGGACATCTTTCGACAGTGTTGCAAGATATTATAGAGAAAACATAGCGCAAACTAACAGCGAAGGAAGGATTCATCCAACACAGAAATCTATCAAACTTTATGAGTGGATATTTGATAGATTCTCCAAACCAGGACAAACAATACTTGACACTCACGGAGGTTCAATGTCAAGCGTTATCGCTGCGTTAAACATGGGCTTTGAAATAACGTGTATCGAAAAGGATGAGGATTATTTTAATGCTGCTGTAGAGCGTGTAATTAAAAGCCAGCAACAGCAGAAACTATTTTAAAGGTTGACTATGGAAATTAATGAGGAAGAAAGTAAGGCAATAAAACATTTCGAGCGATTAGCTAAAATTTGGCCTAAGAGTCTATGGATTTATTCAGGGTCAGGGTTATTGTGTATTATGAAGAAAACAGATGAAAATAATAGTAGAGCTATGAATGAATTTGGTGGTGTTTGTCAAGATCATGTCGTAGCTACGATAAGAATAGAAAATGATGGTGGTGATTGGAGCGGGTAATGAAAATCAGACAATCAGATAAAGTATACCAAGACACCGAGCAACACAGGCACGAATGCGAGGTGCGATTTGTTGCTTCTAAGGATGATGAATGGATTATAGATCATTTGGAAGGTGTAAAAGAAAAGCGTGGGTTTTTAGCTTATAAAAAATTACGGGATGATGTGGCGAAGATATGGAAAAAATGAAGGTATTAATTGCTTGTGAGTTTTCAGGCGCTGTGCGTGATGCTTTTACATCAAAAGGGCATAATGCAATAAGTTGTGATTTATTACCAAGCGAAACACCAGGCAAACATTATCAAGGAAATGTGTTTGATATTATAGATGACGGATTTGATTTAATGATTGCGCATCCACCTTGTACTCATTTGGCAGTTAGCGGGGCTAGGTGGTTTAAGAATAAAACCGAAGAGCAAAAGCACGCGCTACAATTTGTTAGAGATTTGATGAACTGTAATATACATAAGATTTGCATAGAGAACCCCGTAAGCATAATTTCAAGCAAAATAAAAAAACCAGATCAAATAATTCAGCCGTGGCAATATGGTCACGGAGAAACTAAAACCACATGCCTCTGGTTAAAAAATTTACCATTACTAATGCCTGAAAATATCGTAAACGGCCGAGAACAAAGAATACACAATATGCCTCCTTCAGAAAATAGGTGGAAAGAAAGAAGTAGAACATTTAAAGGAATAGCTGAGGCAATGGCTAATCAATGGGGATAATGATGAATAAAGTAAAAAGAAATCCAATTGCTAAAATAATTGTCATGATACGGTCAGAACAGCAAAAGGAATTATTAGCAAGTAAAATAAGCAATCTTCCTGTTGATGAAGATCATCCGATTCAGGTAGTAATAAGCGAAGAAACAAAGAAGCGCGGATTAGATCAGAATGGGTTAATGTGGCTTAGAATAACTGAGATATCAGAGCAAGGATGGATTAATAAAAGGCAATATAACAAAGACTGCTGGCATAAATATTTAAAAGATAATGAAATGCCGGAAGAAGTGGAATTGAAAGATGGGACTATTTGTAGCAAATGGACTGAGCAGATAGACGGGAGCCGCGAGGTTATTTCCACAACTCAGTTAAGCGCAAGATGTTTTTCAAATTACATTACGATTATAGAAGCGTTCGGGGCAAGTCTTGGAGTGATGTTTAGTGCGAATCCTAGGGAGTTCTAAAAATGACAGCTACAGTAGATAAATTAATACAATACGCAAAAAGTCAAAAAATTACAAAAGAAGAATGGATTGAGGCTATAGAGCATTTATATGCAGGACAGGTTGATTTTGAGTTAGAAGAATCAGGAAATGACGCATTAGAACACACGGTAGTTATGAATGGAAGCAAGGTTATTATATATTCAACCAGGGAGTTATTAAATTAGTAAGATCAGGAAAAGCGCCAAGGGTAAAGAATGCCAGGTGCGTATAATAGGGGTTTGTAACGGCAATCCTGAGACAGTTGTCTGGGCTCATGCAAATGGCCTTGCATCGGGGCGTGGAATGTGGCTTAAATCAAACGATTTGAGTGGCGCATATGCTTGCAGTGCTTGCCATGCGGCTTATGATAGGGCTTCGGGCAATCATGGTATAGAGCACAGGTATATTGAGCTTGATTTCTTTCATGGTCATTTAAGATCGCTGAAAATTCTAGTAGATGAAGGAATTGTGAAATTATGACAAAACACGGAAAAGAAATGGGCTACGAATTATGCAAAGATTGTGATTCGGGTGTTCACTTGAAAGAAGCCGGATTCGAGGTTAGTACGCATATGTGTTCACAGTGCAAGTGTTTTGTAGCGGATAAAGATGAATTTTTTAATGTTAACTTAGATGTCGAGATAATGTCCAAATGAGAGTACAAAGAAAATCAAAGCAAGGATTGTATGCGCTTGGCCGGTTAAAGGTTGGTGAGTTAAACAAGACTGAGAAAGCATACGAGGATATGCTTAAAGGCATGATTGTTGTGGGTGAGTTGTTATGGTATAGGTTTGAAGGTTTAAAGCTTAGATTGGCGGATAACACGTTTTACACGCCAGATTTTTTCTTGATGACAGCAGAAGGTCAATTCGAGGCGCACGAAGTAAAAGGATACTGGCAAGATGACGCAAGAGTGAAAATTAAAGTTGCTGCTGAGATGTACCCGTTTCGATTTGTTGCTGCTAAACCTAAATCAAAAAAGAATGGCGGTGGATGGGAATACGAGATATTTGATTGAAAAACCCGCCGAAGCGGGTGTATAGGTAGTTTACTGTTGTTTATTCTCGTAATTTATCGGATATGTTGAACCAGTCAAAAATAAAATCAGTTTTCTCCCAGTCAAACATTAAATCAAGTCTTTCAGAGTCTCTTGAGTATTTACCTTTATATGTATATTTTTCATCAAGCAAATCATCCCAGTGATCAACAATCCACTCCGCAGCTTTGATGTCTATTGCTGCTATGCGCTCAACCAGTGGAGTAGGCCATTTCTTTGGTAGGTCGTATTCGATCCAGTCAGTTAGCCATTCTGCGCCATCAGGGATTACGTCAATACCTTTATCTATCGTTGATGTTCCGCCATCCGTTAATTTATAAACACGATACGCTGGTTTAGCTGGTTTAGCTGGTTTTGGTTCTATTAAGTAATACTCAATATCAATATGCCAGTATGGGTTTCCATCTATTCGTATCCCGTCTTTTCTTTTAACTTCCCATCCGGTAATAAGCCATTTAGTAATAATTTCAGCTTGAGGATGCTTGCTAACACTTGCAACGTGATCAATTGCGGCGTGGTCTTTCTCGTTCATTTTGTTTTATCCTTTTTGTATTTTCCTAGTCCGTACCAGCATTGATTAAAGTCATAAATCGCGGCAGCAGGGGTGTCACCAAAACCGCATACGCCTTCCTGAATATTGTCGCCATATAAAGCGCACCACCGATTCCCATCCGGGAATACTTTTGGTTTGTATATTGCGCTCGGTTCACCATATTCGCTTATTGCCTGTTGTATGCTGTGCTGCACCATTAATGCAGCGTGACTAATTGCATTCATCGCCATGCTTGAGTGTTCATCATTCATCATTTTGTCTCCCAGTTAATTTGAGCGTTAATAATAAATCAATCTAACTAAGATATCAACATAATTATAACAATTATTATATATTAAAGTTGTGTGATGATGAATAAAGTGTGTTATTATTTGGTATGTTGAATAGGGGAGCGATATGGCAACGAAAGCACAAGACTATCAAGCGAGGATAGCAAATCAGAAAAGATTCAAAACGGTTCCGCACCAATTCACGAGAAAGGTTTTTAACTGGTTAAGCTGCACAGGTTGCGGATTGGTGACATTAAAGAATGAGGCGACAAGAAAACGTATGCAAGAATCTTGTGTTTCGATGGAAGATTAAATGCAGGTGAGAATATGAAAAAGAAAGTAATTAAAAATAAAGGTGGTCGGCCTCCTGAGTATCCTTACGCGAATATGGTGGTCGATCAGACAAAAGTTATGGTTTATGATACTGTTCAAGAATTATCAAAGTCTCGCGGCGCGTCTTATCAAATTGGGCATAGTCATAAATGGAAATTCAAAACAAAGAATCGTGAGACTGATGCGGGTAAGTTTGAGTTGACTGTTAAGCGGGTTGGGTGATCTCATGAAGCATTGTAAAAAGTGCGATAGACAGAAAAGTGAAGCAGAATTCTCTAAAGATAGTTCAAAAAAGGATGGTTTATGCAGTTATTGCAAGAAGTGCAGTTATTCTTACGTGAAAGAATGGAAGGTAAGCAATCCAGAAAAAGTAAAAGAGAGTCAAAAAAAGAATTACAAGTACAGGTATATAAAGAAGGGTAGAAAAGAAAAGCCTTTGTTAACAGAGGGTGAGAGAAAAGAAAAAGACAAGAAAAAAATGGACAGTTACGCTTCTTTTCTTTCTAATAGATATCGCTAAAAATAACTCTTGACATATAATAATAAAAGAGTATGATTATTACATCAGCAGCAGATAACTAAACGGGAGAATAAAATGAATATATCAAATTGGTTGCAAATTAACATCAAAGACAGACTTTCTTTTTACAAAGCTTCGGTAGCAGCAGGTAAATATCAGCGGTCAAAAAAAGAATGTTTATTCTTCGCTTCGGGATTAGTGCTAGAAGATATAAACTCTGATGTATTTATTCTAAGTTTGTAAAAAGGTGTTTAAATGAAAAAATCTGACTTATACAGAGAATGGGCAAGAGTTCTGGATATGTGCGAAGGGACAAAGGTTGATCCGGTTGATTGTTGGAAGTTAAATGGCAGATCTCAGAACACCTTACCAAGCTTTTCTGGAATTATATCTTCTTATGGTTTCGCTGTTGCAATACTTGAAGGAAAACCGGTGTTTGTTGGTGATAAGGTTTATGCAAACAATTGCACATCAGCTCTTACAGTAAAGGGTATCTCAAAGCAGAGGGGTTATGTTTTTGTTGGTAACTGCGTGAATTACGACATTAGTATTTTGTCATGGAATCCACCAAAGAAAACATTTATGCTTAATGGTGAGGAGTTGCCTTGCCCTATTAAATTAGAAGAAGGCTCGTTTATTGTAATTGATGCGGGAATTTGTGACGGTTATGATAGAAGTGGAAAATTTTATTTCTCTAAATTGGATGACAGAAACAAAGTAGCTGATGCAATAATTAAGTTGTTAAAAGGATCTACCGGAAACGGTGAATAAATTGCTGTAATACGGACTGACTTAAGGCATTTAGGACGCGGGCTCGACTCCCGCCAGCTCCACCAGATGGGTCTTGATAGCGAAGTCAACTACGCAGACGACCGGAGTAACTGGAGGATCCATCTGATGGGGCTGACATGGTATCGACTGGGTGAGATAAGGAAGGTACGCAGCAGGATAGGCGACTGCCCTAAGCAGAGCAAATTTCTAAGTGCAAACGATGAAATGTGGGACAATAGACTAGCCGCTTAAAGGCTGTCTGGGGTAGCCGGGCGATACCTTGCAACAGAAATCCCGGCAAGAACATGTTATGCGACTTGAAGCTGTGGAACTCAGCGGATCTGATGGAAGCTCAGTAAATTTACTAACTAAGTGGAGAAACAAAAATGTTTAAAAATATGTATAGTGTTTATTGTGTTTTGATGGTTGCTGTTATGTTTGTGTTGAGTGCTCCGGCAATGGCAACGAACTACATGGGAACAGGTCAACTGTGCCAGAAATTCACTGTTGCTGGCCCTGGTACAATGGTTCAGTGTTCGGAAATTTCTCCAGCCAATCAGTTCCTAAGCGAGGATTCTTGTCGTAAGCATTTTGAGGAGTATTTGACCTTAAGCACTACTGCTGCTTATGCGGTAAACCCAGACCCAGAAGTTACATTACAACTTAACCCTAAGAAAATATTGTTAAAACAAGGCACGCCAACTAACGCATTCACTGATTTCTTTGGATTCGTGATATACAGTTGTACATTGAACAAAAACGAAACTCAGTAATCTCTCCCGCTGGTTTCCTGGTTCCAGTCTAATAAAATCAGCACCAACAGATCATGGCTTTATGTGCGAGAATGCGTAAGTTTAAACAGGACCTGAGGGCATAGAGTCATGAATTGTTGGTACGCTGAGGTGAGCGTCTGAGAGTGCCTTAACAGTGGTGTGCTAGAGAGAGCCACGGGCGAAGAATGGCATTCGGTTAATGTAAGCCCATTCAATGACCAGCACGTGTTCTTCCGGCGAAAACGGAGGACTAAAAATCATAAGTGTTTTAATATTTTTAACATCAAATGAATAATGAGTTAAACGGCTTTGTTAAAGCGCTTATGATTATTGGTTAAATAGGATCTAATATGGCACAAACAACACTAGCAAAGATATATCAAGTTAATGACTGTCAAAGAGGATGGAAAGCACTGCTTAACTTTCTTGGCAAAACTGAGATAGATGATGATCCTATACCGATGCACAAGCTTGTTGATGCTGTGGGTATAATGGGAGCGATTAAGATGTTAAAGACTATCGAGGGAATGGACGACGAGAAACAAGATTTTATGGTTTTTCTGATGCCTGGTGGTAGATCACAGGAAGAAATAACAATTGAATTTTTACGCGTGTTTGGGGATTGATATGAATAATCTTATGACGAAACAAGAAGCGGAAGAGAGAATATCCCGTAATTTTGCAGCAAATCCAGACGTTTGGGATATTGTGACTGATGAATGTTTTGAAAGAATGAAGAAATACATGACTAAATACGAAATAGACAAAGCAATTAATTTAAGAAATGCAAAAGGAAATGATTGACAAAGTGCCAAAAACTGCCAATAAAAGACCTCAGCCGAAGGGTGGAAGCCGGAAAGGTAAGCCAAATAAAGCAACTGCTCTAATCAAAGACATGATTGAGGGCGCTCTTGAAGATGTTGGTGGCAGAAAGTATCTTGTAGAGCAAGCAAGAGAGAATCCTGCTGCATTTATTGGATTGATTAAAGCGATACTACCTAAAGATGTTAATTTGGGAGGTCAGGCAGATAATCCGATTAAATACGAAAATATGAGCGACGAGGAATTAGATAGGAAAATTAAGGAGGTTTTAAAATTATGAAAACGCTAATTGTTGTTATTGTATTGTTGCTGACCGGCTGCGCCTCTACTCCGCCATCTGATAATTGGGGGCAGATAATGTCATCACCATCAGCACAAAGAACACAGATTGTTCCTGTATTTATTTATCAGCCACAATCTCATTATCAATATGTCCAGCCAGCTTTTAATCGACTACAGTAAAATTGATAAATCCAAATTAATGCCGTTGCTCGAAGAAAAGCAGCGGCGTTTGCGCGTGTATGCTGCTCGTGACGCATACAGATCAATGTACGACTGGCAGCGTGAGTTTGTTGCCGCCACTTCCAAATACTACGAATCCTGCCTTTGTGCTGCGAATCAGATTGGTAAAACATATACCGGAACAACCATAGATGCAATGCACTTGCTAGGAGACTATCCAGATGATTGGGAAGGTCATCGGTTTGAGTTTGCTCCAATGTGCTGGGCGCTTGGGTATTCTATGGAGAAAACTAGGGATCTATTGCAAACCGCTTTATTCGGAAAGATAGTCGGCGGTGAATTTGAAGGAGGCCTGGTTCCAAGAGAAAGAATAGTATCAAGAGAAAGCGTATCAGGAACAGCGAATGCGGTGAGGACAGTAATGGTGCGTCATGCATCAGGCAGTCTATCAACGATTCAATTCTGGTCGTATAGTCAAGGCCAGCACGCAATTATGGGCGATATTGTCGATTGGTTTCACATTGACGAGGAACCGAAAGACCAGAATATTAGACCACAGGTGTTGACAAGGACAATCAATGGTGATAATAAGCGGGGAGGAAGGGGAATATATACATTTACTCCCGAGAATGGCAGGACAAGTTTAGTCGTTCAGTTTATGGATACGCCGTCATCAGCTCAGTATTTTATGCAAAAGGGGTGGGATGACGCACCGCATATGTCCGCAGAGAAGCGTGAACGGTTACTTGCTCAGTATCCAGCTCATCAGCGAGACATGCGAACAAAGGGTATCCCGATGCTTGGGCATGGGCGCATTTATGATCTTGGGGAAAACTTTATAACATGCGAGCCTTTCTCAATACCGGATCATTGGTTTGTAATAAACGGAATGGACTTTGGTTATGATCACCCTCAAGCGCATATAAAATTGATTGAAGACCGGGATAATGGTGATTTTTATGTGGTCAATGCTTATAAAGCTAGCCAAGTGAGCGCAAATGATGCCTGGGGTTCTGTGCGATCATGGGCTGATGACATACCAACAGCATGGCCGCAAGATGGATTGCAGCACGAAAAAGCAAGGGACGCATCGTTACAATTACGCAATCATTACCAGATAGCCGGATTCAATTTGCTACACAATCATGCAACATGGCCTGATGGTGGAAACAGTGTTGAAACTGGTATATTTGAGATAAATGATTTAATGCGTAAGGGGAAGTTTAAAATTTTCATTGGATTGCGACAAGTGCTTGATGAAGTGCTACAATATCATAGAGATGAAAACGGTAAGATATCCAAAACAATGGATGATTTGCTTGATGCTATCAGATATGCTTACATGATGCGTAGATATGCTGTCGGTTGGTAATGTAGGAAACAAAATTAAACCAATTAAATTCCAGGCTTGGGGATGACAACAATAGCTTATAAAGACGGGATTATTGCATATGATTCAATAGTAACGTGCAATGGTGTTGTGGTATATAAAGACTACGATAAGAGCGTTGTTGTAGATGGGGTATGGTTCTTCATTGCTGGTGCGGTTTGCGATTACGCGGATATAACAAGTGACTGGTTTTCTCCTAAACGAAGGGCATTTTCTGCAAGTGCTTTGGTGGTAGATGAGTCCAAAAACATCTTTGAGTGCGGTTATAGTGATGGCAAGATGTGGCGAGAAAGGCTGTTTGAGGATAAATTTATTGCAATAGGAAGTGGCTGGCAATTTGCATTAATGGCTATGGATCTTGGTTTATCTTCTGAAGATGCTGTAAAGAAAGCTTCAGAGCGTTGTGTATACACTGGCGGCACCATAAGGACATTCAAAATAGAATGATCGAAGAAGACTATAAAGAAGATTCTGCTTCTGAGAAAGACGACGAAAAATTGTCAGTTTATGAAGATCACGCGAAAGTATTAGAGATGCTGAAAGACTCTCAAGATGCTGATAAGGATAATCGAGAGGCCGCAAGAGAGGCGCACTTATTCATTGATAAGAGAGATGGGCAGTGGGAGCCTTATTGGTGGAATGCTAGCTCAGGAAGGCCGCGTTACACGTTTGATATGACCGGGCCGATAGTCGATATCGTATCTGGTGAGATGGAGCAGGCAGAGTTCGCAGCGTCAATAGTTCCTGCTGGTGGTGAATCAACTAAAGAAGATGCAAAACTATTTGCTGGAATTGTGCGTAATATCGAAGACCAATCGGATGCTGTAGATATTTACAACATAGCATCTCGAAACATGGTCACTGCTGGTATTGATGGCTGGAAGATTGTACAGAAGTACATAGATGACGATAGTTTCGAGCAAGATTTAGCTATCGAGCCTATTGCAAACTTTCTTGATTCGGTGTGGTTTGGGCCATTCAAGAAGCCTGATGCTTCAGATGCTAAAGAGTGTTTCGTTCTTGAAGCCATCACTAAAGATCAATACAAAGAAAGATATGGCGATGAAAGAGAGTGTGAGTCAATAGGAGATGGCCGTGTATCTACCGCTTATATAAATAAAGTAGATCAGGTTATCATTGGTAATATCTTTTATATAAAAGAAGAACCAAGAAAGTTATTGCAGCTTAGATCCGGCAGGGTGATTGATGCTGAGGAAAATGCCGGTGTTCTTGATGAGTTAATGGCTGCTGGTGATGTTGTTGTAAAGTCAAGAATTCGCAACAAGAAAGAAGTGTATTCAAGATTGTTTGATGGGAAAGGATGGTTAAATGAAGAGCAGGAGACTGTTTTTCGTGAATTGCCGGTAATTCCTATTATTGCAAACTATAAGCTATTTGAGAATAAGGTCATATATCGGGGGATAGTAGAGAAGCTGCTAGACCCTCAGCGTGTATTCAACTACACCAAATCAAGAGAAGTTGAAGAATGTGCGCTTGCTCCACGTGCTAAGTATTGGATGACAGCCAAGCAAGTTGCTGGACATGAGGATACGATAGCAACACTAAACACTAATGCAAATCCAGTACAGTTATTCAACGTAGATCAAGAAAACCCAGGACCCCCTCAGCAAAACGGTGGGGCGCAAGTTAGCCCTGGTCTTGCTACGCTATCACTTGATATGCGTACAGTGTTCCAGCAATCTGCAAGCCTGTTTGCTGCATCAATGGGCGATAATCCTGGTCTTCAATCTGGAGTAGCTATTAAGCAGCTTCAGGATAAGGGTGACACTGGAACAATAAAATACTTCAAAGCCCGTGAGCGTGGCATTGCTAGAACGACAAGGATATTAGTTTCAACTATCCCGCGTGTATACAACAAAGAACGTCAGATGCGTATTCTTGGAGAAGATGGGTCTGTTGATGTTAAGACTATCAACCAGCCGGTATTTGATCAACAAAGTCAGAAAATGGTTATAGTTAATGATCTGTCAAAAGGTAAGTTCAGCGTTTCATGTTCAGCTGGTCCATCATTCAAAAATAGGCAGCAAGAGACAGTTGCTGCTATTACTGAGATAGCCCAAGTTGATCCAAGTGTTATACAGATTGGCTCCGATATCCTGTTTAACAATCTTTCATCACCTGGAATGGATCTAATCGCACAGCGTAAACGGCAGCAGCTATTTCAAGCAGGACTAATACCAGCAGAGCAGATGACTGACGAAGAAAAACAAAAAATGCAGCAAATGCAAAGTCAACCACAACAACCAGATGCTGCTACGTTGCTGGCAACTGCTGAGATAAACAAAGCACAGGCGCAAGCTGATAAGGTAAGAGTTGATGCTGAGATAG